AAGAAGTGTTCTGCGCTGTCAGTTTCAATGCATAATAGTTGCATTGTCGAATCTTAGGCGGAAGGTCTGACCGAAGATGGCTGTTTCAAAATCATGTTTTGCTTATTGGTGCCGTGTACCAATTCGTTTTGCTCACATGTGGGAAGTGTGGGTTTTGAGTGTGGCAAATGCTAACCACACCGGGTTTATAACCATAGCATGTCGTTCGTGGCTGAGGTCACATTGTACACCTATATAACGTTCACTAAGTGCGTTTGAAGGTGCAAGTTGCACGGAACTTAGACATGGCTTAAAATATAATTATAGATTGTGACTGATCTGAAAGATGAAGCCTCCCAAGGTGGATTCGGACGCCAGCACTTATCGGTACATTGTCATAACCGGTAAGATTAATGACACCAGGTGTAAGTGGAGCCCAACCACAACTCATTAATTTGTTTCAATAATCGTTTATCATGAAGTTTCACCGTTACAAAAACATGACCCAAAAGGCGTTAAAACAAATAGTGCAACGATATAATAGTGTGCTTGTCGTTGCACAAACATTAAGGTTGAAGAATGAAGGAACAGCAGTGGATTGGTCTATTGCTAGGAAGTTAAGGAACAAGAAGCAACATAGTGCTAATGGAAATATGGAAACATTAGTGCTGGTATCAAATGCAATGAGAGGATATGAATCAACTGTAGGAGATCATATGCCACCACGTGAAGCAGCAGTTATGGAGCCAACTGCTGGTCCGTACCCGTATTATACGACACATTTAATGCGCAAAGTAATCACAAGATTGACAATAAAATGGGAATTTTATAAATTAGGTTATTGGATAGAAGTATTTTATATAAACAATAAGTTTTATTTCAAAATTCGTAAAGAAAGTTTAACTTATGCTAACTTAATACGATTATCTGATAACATAAATGAATGTCCTAATATTGAAGTTTTTGTTGATGAACCGTACAGATCAATTTTCGCAGTGGAACCTGGTGTATTAATAACAATAGATATTGGAGTGAAGGCAGATGGAGATTACCATTGGCATGTATCAGCAAAAAAGAAAAATAAGTTACAACATGCAACCAATGGCAATCAGGATAGGAAGAAAGGTTTTAAGAAAAAATTGTGGTTTGATATAGATGACACAATTGAACTATATGATTGTTTTGCTCATAATGGTGATTTAAATGAGAAAGGTTTAGCATTATTGACAGATTCATTGAAATATTTTAAGTCTGATATGTCAACGAAATTGCAACACCTCATCAATAATATGAAGCGTATGATTGATAAAGATAAAACACCATTGTGTAAAAGATCAACAACCATAGTAGTAAAATTGTGGATTCAGAACAAAGATTACAGAGAAGGTTTAAATAAAGTTGATAATGGAGAATTGTTATCAGCATTTCCAGCCGTACCTAACAAATTGTATAATATTAATAAGGAAACTGAAAAAGAGTTGACTAATAAGCAGTTGTTAGATATAGGGCGACCACCAAAGAATGATCAAGACAAACCACAGTTAAAAATAGATATACCACCTATAACAGAATCGTTGAGTTTAGTTAGATATGAAAATCAAGTTAGTGAGGTTGTCGATGATGATGATCAAAAGGAACCACTATCACAAGATGAGGAATCAGATAGTGAATCAGATGATGAAGAAGAAGAAATATTACCATCACCAAAATCACCAACATTAAACACACAAATTAGTACAACAACCAACGACGAGAAAATCATAACAGTACCTAATAACAACAATCAATTAATTAATGGTATAAATGATGGGGCTGGATTAAATAATAGTATAATTATAGAAGAAGAATTGAAATACCCAGATTTGGGTGAAGAATTAAATGTACCAAGAGTAATAACATCTATGTTATTACCACCAGCTGAAGTCATAACATCAAAGATAACAAACAACAACATACAAATATTAGATAAACCACGGCCAGTTAGGACTGAAGATCAGGATTCACAAACAGTGGTAGTAACAAAATTTTTTAAAATGAATAAAGTTTTAATAAAGAATGAAAATATTTGGACTATCATAAGAATGAAAACGCCTGATTTTAAATCTGAAACATCTATGGGTTACTTTTTTAGTGTTGTTGATGAGCAAGTAAAGTTGCCTCAGGATTATATTACGAAATCGAAAGAGTTTTGGGCTGGCAAAGATATAAGTAATGAAAATTACATTATATGGCAGCTTCAAACACCAACCTGGGCAAAATCATTATCATTAGATGGAAAATTGTATCATGACTTAATTACTTATGGACCACTATGTACTATGTATTACAACCATTTATCTTTAATACAAACAAACCCTATGTGTAGAGACACAAGAAGACAAATGAAGAATCATGGGTTTTGGACAAGATTTGAAGTATTGAAGAAATTATTATTGGTGTCATTGTTAACTTTTTATGTTTTACAATTAATAACAATGTCAACATTGAAACCAAAAAAATATGATTTGTTTGAATTTAGGGTGCCACAACTAAGTCAAACAGAAAAATTGTCTTATACATTAGGTACATGGAGGTTCACACCAACATATTGTGAAAAATTATTCAATCATAGTACAACAGATTATTGTGACAAACACACAATATATTGTTGGTTAACATGGAAATATAGTGATGATTCGTTAATTAATGTTATTATTAATTATTGTGATCAATATGTGTATAATAATGATGGCATGATTTTGACCAATTGGTCGATCATCCACACAATGTTACACTATATTAAAGCATTGACATCACTGTATGGTGTTACAACTATGTGGCTATTAATGTTAGTCACACAACATGTGTTTGTTATAATAGTTGCGCCATTGATTGAAGAAACAGATAGAAATTTGTATTATACGTTGATATTGATTATATTAGAACGGTTGCACTATGGATCGTTCATAACTTTATTTTTCCATTTATTTATGTTTGGATTAGCTAAATTACACACACCGTATCATATACGTGTTATAATTCATGTGTTTCACAACATGTGTTGTGTTACGTACATGGATTATACAGCATCTAGTGTTAGTTTTGCGTTTCTAAATATTAGCTCACGATTGTTAAGGAAATTTTATGTTAGCCAGTGGAATAAATACAAAACTTGTCCACTGACCACATATAATCGTGATAATGGATTTAAAGTTACGAGAATCAATGTGCGTAGTGATGGTTATGTAAAGGAAATGTTTAATAAAACAAAAAAATTAAGGAATCAGGTATTTGTTGGTATTTGCGATAAAGATTATGCACCAATAGCATTTGCTTCAAATCATGAAAATGAAAAAGAAGCACTTGATGCGCGAGTACTTAAGGAAACACCTGAGCCTGATATCATCGAGTTGCAGTTATTTTTTGTATGGTTAAAAAGAAATATTAAGAAAATATTACCAAAGACATTATTTAGTAAGATAAGTAGCTGCAGCTTTGATGAATATATTGAAAATTCCAATGCATCATCATCAGTGAAACAAATATTGAAGAAAACAAATAAGCAACTTATTGAAGAAGGAATTAATGAGCATTCACGGTTGAGTGATAAACAGGTTAGAAAATGGTGTAAGAGGAAATCATTTGTTAAAGTAGAAAATTTGCTTTACAAGTCACCATTAGGAAAGAAAAGTAAAGCCCCACGTTTAATACAAGGAGCACAACCCCAATTCATTTGTTTGGTAGGTCCATGGATTGCAGCTGTTCAGAAAGTGGTGAAACAGGATTGGAACTATAATAATTTTATAGTTTTCACTTCTGGAGTACCTGCTGATAGGTGTGCAAGAAATGTAACCAAATTTGATAAATGGTTGGAGGATGATGTGTCAGCGTGGGATTCATCCTGTTCACAGGAATTGCTCAGAATTGAAGCATGGTTATTTGAGAAGATAGGAGCCCCATTGGCAGTAAGACAATTAATAATTAAGAATATTAACACTTATGGGGTTACAGGTAATGGATGGTCATATGCAAGAATGGGATGTAGGAAATCTGGTGATCCTTACACATCGTTAGGTAATTCATTATTAAATGGACTAATACATTTGTATATATTTTGTAAATTTTATGGTTGCACAGTAAAACAGTCAAAACAAATGTTAAGAATGTTAGTTCAAGGAGATGATAACTTATTAAATTATAGCAGTAGATTACCAAGTCAAGATTGGAAAAAACAAATGTTAAGATTTGGATTTTCATCAATAGCAATACATCGAACTAAAAGAGATTTTGTTGAATTTTGTTCGATGAGAATATATGATGTTGTTGATGGAGTAACATTTGGTCCAAAACCTGGTAAAGTATTAGCTAAATTTGGTGTGTTTTGTGATCCACCAACGCATATAAACCCATTATCCATGTTAAAAGGTACAGCAATAGGATTGGTACCATCATGTAACCATATACCACCCATTATGGTGGCAATAAATAGAATTCTTGAACTGACAAAACATGTGGAACCGTGTTTTCAATCAACCAATGAAGATTGGAAGATGATGTTCAAGTGTAAACAAACTTGTATAGCAACTTGGTCGAATTTACATAGTATTTATAAATGGGACCACAGTTTGAATGAAATATTAAAGAAAGAATATTCACAATCACAATTAGGTGATGACTGGTTAGGTCCCATAAGTAGGTACATCATGGATAGAGATACCTCGGGGCAACAAGTTTATTTATGGTAGGTTCATTTTATGGATTAGTAAACCATATTAGGTGTAGCATGAAGTGTTAAAACTGTGTCTCATACATACGATTGGGATCGGTTAGAGTGATCGTATTGGTGAATCAGGGCGACAACACTTCTTGATAGATAGTTAGTAATGCAACATGGATTGCTACACAAGTGTACAAAACTCAGTATTACATGCACAGTAAAATTGTCCTGGACACTATAAGGTCAACCGGGTTAGTGTATCAACACCCTCGTAATACTGAAAATAGGGCACTTATACGAAATGTCATCAATTAATAAAGCAATAAAGAAAAAAATAAAGAAAAACAATAAACAAATTTTAAATAAAGCAAAAGCAGTTGCAAATAAAGCAGCATTAGTAGCAAGAGGGACTAAAGCAACAGGGAAAGGAGATTACGGTATAAAGGATTATTTAACCAAGAAAGATGCATCTGGTCGCACACGTGCGAACAGGTGGATGACCAATTTGGGTGAAGCAATAGGTAGCGCAACGGGCGTACCTGGTTTGTCACCTATCTTGGGAAAAGCAGGAGGATGGTTATCTAGAGTGTTTGGTTTTGGAGACTATGAAGTGCAGAATAATTCCCTCATGTCAAATTGGGGTGAAAATGCAGTCATGGGATCTAATTCAGGAGCACCACCATCATTTGGTACAATAAAACGTGGCAGTGATATCGTATTCAGTCATCGTGAATTCGTGGCTGATGTAACTTCTTCCACGTCATTTAGTTCAACAACATATCCAATAAATCCAGGAAATCCAGTATTATTCCCTTGGATGTCACAAGTAGCATCATTATATGAAGAGTATGAATTTTTGGGTCTCATATTCGAATTTAGAACAACCTGCGGTACATCAAATACTGCAGCAACACCTGGAATGGGTGTCGTTGTTATGGCTACAGATTACGATTGTTATGATAATAATTACACCAATAAACGAGCTATGGAAGCTGCAGAGTTCAGTAGTTCAGGTGTACCTTATCAGACATTCATGCACCCAATTGAGTGTGATAGAAAGAGAAATGTTTTGGGGACTTTGTATACTGTTCCTGGAATAACAAAATCATCACAAGCATTGGGGGATCAAAGAATGAGTGTCATGGGTAATTTTAACATAGCAACAGTCGGTAATCCATCTGGAGGAGTAACAATTGGAGAATTATGGGTTACTTATCATGTAAGGTTATCAAGACCAATATTGGAAAGTGCTACAACAACTGCATCAGTATTCTCACAACATGCATGGGGTCAAATACCTAACTCTACTGGTGTCCCAGCAATACAAGGAACATTAACACCATTGGGTAATCCTTTTGGTCTAACACCTGTAGGAGCAGGACCAACAGCAGTTATGCAATTTGATAACATAAGCAATGGTCTAGTTGGAACATATAAATTTGATATAACATGCACCCAAGGAACAAATTTCGGTGCATGGACAACACCAGCATTTGATCAACCTATAAATTTGATCAATTGCAATATATTAGTAGCATATATGTCACCAGCTCATACAACATCTACATTTTCTCAAACGATAAATCCAGTTTCTGTTGGAATATTGTCACCATACAATCAGGGAGTAACCAGTATCATTATGAACATACTTGGTGTCAATGCATCATTTCAATTACCTATTCTTAACTCAACAGTTAATGCGGTAGGTTTTGACATAATCATAACACCATTTAATGAGTTATTGAACAGAACTGAATCAGATAAACCTGAAGATAAGTTGGAACAATTACAAAAACGAGTCACAGAAATGGAATGTGCATTAAAATCGTCGTCAAAGAATGAGGAAACCATTGAAAAAGATGAGGTGGTTGAAATTGTGCGTGTTGTAAAGAAAACTGATAAATAAACAACTGTATTATAATTCAATTTATTATTATCACCATTATTATTATTATTATTATAACTATTAATATTATGAAGTTGCATGCCAACCACAAGTGGTTGAGTATGTATATATATTAGTCACACATGTGTGAAATATAAAGTCTTGCCAACTTATAGGCATTATATCGTAGCTGACGTTCAATACACGGTCTTACAACCGAGCGGTATAATTATATAATCAAAAGCGAGTACTACTACCTTAGTTTGGTACGGGAACCTCCGAAAACCGAAAGGCGTGTGATAATTACTGTAATCACATGGGATAATGACAGTAGGCAGTCAAGCCGGGAAACCAATTGAACACAACATGACTGGCGTAACACGGGGTAACCGTGCATGTTGTGCATGTATTCAGTTAAAACCAGGAGTCACAAGGCGATTAATAAATATTGTGACCAATAATTCGAAC